CGCAAATGTGTTCTGCGAGTTGCATCGAAGTCTGGGTTCCAGCTTCTCCACATCATCACTTGCTCTTTCGGTAGATCAACACCAGCACCAATTTGCAGCTTATATCCAGCAATTGCATATACATCTTTCGGATCGGGATAAATCTCTAGGAACTGAGTAGGCAAAATATTAAGCTCACTAAATGTGCCACCTATTCTACCATCATTGCCATAAATATTTCCTTCACCACTTAGGTATCTATAACCAAATAAATTCTCGAAGAACTGATCTTGAGATTGATAAGAGTTAGGTTGCTCAAGAAGTCTTGCAAGTGGCGTACCAAGGACAATGTTCTCACTGTATGCGTTTTTACGTGCAATGATTGCTTGCTCAAACGCACCACGATTGGAAACTCCTTTTACAAGTTGCTTGTAACGCATTAAGTTTGTACGAGCTTTCTCTCCTGGGTTTAGTTTATAAACGTACCAAGGAATAGACGCGCTTTTGCGCGCAAGAAAACTTACAATGGAATAAACATCCGCATTACCAAGATAACCTTGGTTTACGTACTCTATTCCAGTATAATCTTGTATTACCGAACTATTGATGCCGACCATTTGCACTGCACTTGTCGGATAAGGATTGATGCCCTTCTTTTTGAATAAATCAAATAATCCCATGTTGTTATATTGCTCCCCAAGTAACACTTGGGATTGTTAATTTAGAAAATATTGCATATCTCATAGCATCACTGATGTGGTCATTGAACTTAACTGGTTGATCAAGTTTATTACCATTCCTATCCGTTTTCCAACGGTAATTTTTTACCTCTTTGAGTAAATTTACGGAATCTTGATGAATGTATAGTGGAGTAGCCTTAACGGAACGTATTCCCTCAAGAACATCCTTATTAGCTGGCTTCGCATTTAGTCCTTGTCTTACCAACTCTTCAATAGTTTTTGGCTCTGCGGCATCGCAATAAATTTCATCAAACTTATCTATGCCCAAAGCTACAATTTTTTCCACTAAGTCATTTGTAGTAAGTTTTGTTTCGTAGATCAACTCTTGTACATACGCCGCATTTTCATAAAACACTACTTTGACCATTGCACTAGGCACGTTGAATCCAAAGTCTAAGCCATACACCGTTTCGCCTTCTGGCATTTGCTCTGTTGTGCGATAGTGCGTATAGATGAGGTCTTGGCTAAGTCCACGTTCACCAAGGCCATAGATTTGCCAATAGTTGGGGTCTGCATCTTTTAATCGCTCTAATTCGTCAACCAGTTCTTTTGGAAGGAAAGGATTGTCTTTGAAAGTAGTAATATAAAAATCAGCATCGTCTCTTGGAATCACATCATCGTAAATCCATGAGGAGATGTCCGATGGGTTATAGTCAATAACAATTCTACCTTCCGTACGCATGATAAGCTGCATCCATGCTTCGTAACTAAGTTCATTGGCCTCATTGCAAAATAAATAGGTTCTAGCCCTACCTCGAATCTTTTGTGGTTGATCAGCACTAACGAACTCGACCACGTTACCGTTAAGCTGGTATATTTGCTCTGTCTTGTTATGATTATCCTCAGAATAAATTCCTAATCTCGAAAGTATATCCACAAAGTCGCGTAGGACTGAACCTTTTATGCTTGGGAGAGATTGCCTTACTATCGTTAATGTCTTACCATTCTCTTGAAGTAGCTTTACAATAAACCAAATAAGAATATTGTAAGTTTTCCCGCTTCTACTGCCTCCCTGCATGACCGTAATGCGCTTTTTTGAGTCTTGCAATATTTCAAAGATCTTATTAGTCTGAAGTTTAGCGTCCATAGTCCGAGTTTTATAGTTTTTCTAAAAATTTAGTATTAGTGTTTGGGTTGAAAAAGTAGGTATAAAAAGGGGGTCATTAGTGTATGTGGTTTTTATCTAGACAAGTGTTTTAGTGTTGTCATTTTTCTGTTTTGCCCCCGCCCCCGTCAAAAAGTAAAAACTTTAAGTTCCCCCCATTAGTGGCCGCCCCTTTTGCCTCTTTGTCATGCCCTTCACGTTAAACAAAATACACAATTGCAAATAACTAGTATTATGTTAAATAGAAAAGGCTAAACAAAACTGCTAGTTTGTCGCACTTTCTAGTATCTCAACATTCGGTTTAATCACCTCAATTTGTACTTGGTTCAGTTGGCCCTCGATCTTGCTCTCAATTTTCTGTGTTGGTAGGCCGATGAAGTACTGCATGTAAAGCTGAATGGCACGGGAGTCACCCTGTGCGATCTTCTCATGCAGAACCCTAAATGCAGTTTCGGCCATTGGCTCGAGCCTTTCAATGATCTCATGTTCTGTCATCCTTGACTTACGTCCTGCCCCTTCCCTCTTGCCGCCCCAGTTTTCTATTGGCTTCCCAGTCTTTTTGTTGATCCTCTTTGCTGCTTCCGTCTTGAATTCGATTTGTTTATTCAGGTCGATCATTTGTGCTTTTGTTTTGTTTTATAGCCTCTAAATTGTGAGTGTGTCCCTTATCGTCAGGACTTTCCCTTTCAAATAAGCGGAGAGTGATCCAGCCATCATCACCCTTTAAATCATTTATATATTGTTGGAAATCAACGACAAAAAGGTGCAAATAGATGCTACCTTCTTTCCCCTTTTTTATATAGAAACCTTTTCGCCTCATTATACCTAACAATTTACCATGCTTTTTGGCTATATTCTAGGCATGAAAACACATGATGTTGATAACTTTGTGAATAAAAATAATTGACTAAATATTTTTGTATGAATAAAATAGTTAGTAATATTGCTATACAAAAACAAACCAACATGAAACATTTAACCGCCTCAAACATTACGCCGATCATTATCGCGGCCGCCTTTTATGCAGCTATTTTTATTATTAACTTTTTAAACTATTAATTATGCAAGTTCAAAACATGACATCCAACAAAGGAAACAAGATCGCAAATCAATTTGTAATTAGAACAGATGAAGCAACTTATTTTCAGTCCTACAATGCTGTTATTTGTAAGTGGACAAAAGATAATTTTATTTATCTAGATGAAACATATTGGAACTGGTCGCGTACTACCTCAAAATATAGGTGCTTATTTCTTGGTGAATCAACTGATGAAACTAAACGTAAGATCGCTGCTGGAAATTATATGTTAACCAACTTAAATAACTAAAAATGAAAAATAATAAGCAATTGCTTTATTTAATCATTGCTCTTATTTGCGCGGGCATTATTTTAGGCCAACTTCAAGATCCTTTTTGTAAATAATAAATAAACCAACTTAAAACTTAAAAACATGAAAAAGTTACATTTACTCACTTCAACAGATTCATTAAGACAAAAGTACTCATTCATTCAAGTAAAAGACAATTTTGTTATTGCTACCGATTGTTTCAAATGTGCAAAGTTTCCATTCAATGAAGTTTTTGGAAACATGGAAACGGAAATAACTGAATTTTACATTTCAGGTGAAAATTGGAAAAAATGCAAATTTTATAATGCATTAAGGTTAGAAATTGAAAACGGTTATTTAATTGGGTATGACAAAAAAGGTAAAATGGGTATTTGTGAAATTATAACAAAAAAGGATTTTATAAATAAGCATGGAGAATTCCCAAGTACTGATTTTTTATTTGATTCAACAGACCAACCAAGTGAAATACCTTCTATTTCATTCAACCCTGAAAAATTGCTTGAATTGTGTGATGCTATTGGGGGTTATGCATTTAATTATTTATTTTTTGGTAATCATAAAAAAATAATGATTGAAACAAAAAATAGTGAAATAAAAGGCGTGTTAATGCCAACAGTTTATTAAACAATTAAAACCAACTAAAATGAATATTACAATTAACGCAATTGAATTAGCTTCTGAATTAGCGGCTCTTGAATTACATGAAAATTGGCAAGATTCCATACAAATTTTTGATGTTGAGGATGATGAAGAAACAAAGTACACCGAAGAAGCTCAAGAAATATTTGACGGTTTATATGATAAATATTTATCATTAATTGAATCTTTTGAGGTAAAAAGTAAGGTAACATTGCCAATTATGTCAATTTACGATCATTTTAAAGGTTAACTGACGAAGGCTAGATGCCAGAAACGATTTAGAGCCTTTTTAAGGCTCTTTTTCGTATTAACCAATACTTACCTAGTGGAACAGATAGAAAGTCTCTACAATTGGCTAGAAATGAACTACAAGGCACTTGCTAAAAGCTATGCAGATTGGGAGAATCCAAATAATCTACCATTTGCCCTTTATTGCATTGCTATGTATGTTAAGCACCAAACTATAAAATAACCCTACAACGATAGGTATTTTGTAGCATTTCGGCCAGTTCTGATAGATTAACGTCATACGGGACAAATACTGAAATTCTTTTATCGATCATGTAACGGGTTGAAATATACTCTTGAATAGATCGCAAAGCGTTTATAATATTTTCGTCCTTGATGCTTAATAAGTCATTTATGACAGATATGCCATGAATGACGCTAGTGTGGTCAGTATTTGTTAACTGGCCAATTTGCTTAAGCGTTGCGCCGTAATAATATTTTGATAAATAGTAAAACAGATGACGACATACAACAAGCTCCCGAAAACGCCCCTTTGTTTTCACCCGATTAATATCTTGACCCATAACAAAACAAACCCCTTCCAATACGTTGACCAATTCCATAATAAAATATTTAAAGTTATAAATGACAAAAACCCCCAAAAACTCCCAAGCGCCAAAAACCCCAAAAACCCCAAAAACTCCCAACCGCCAAAAACCCTTAACCCATCCAAAAACTTTCCGCACGCAAAACAAAAATCCATAACCACCAAAAATCCCTAAGCCCACCAAAAACTTTCCAAGACCATTTTCCCAATTCACCGCAATTCTCTATATACCCCACCCTATTAAAAAATATAAAAATAAATACCCCCTGGCTAAAATATTAAAAAAATGGACTACATGGACTACAAGAGTGATTATCAACGACTTCTGCGCTACAAATGCGCTACATTTGCGCTACATTTTGCCAAAATGGACTACATTAACTAGACAAAAACTTCACGACACTAAAAGAAATCATCAGACAATTCCTTCTTAAAGTTAATAACGTAACATTTTTTGTTGTTTTGACCCCGATCTCGCACAACTTTGTAGTCCATTTTCAAAATCCCACACGTCTCTTCTATCGCCTTATTGAACCTCTTTAACGAGTAATCTTTCTTATCATAACCCGTAAAAGTCAGATAGTCATTATATAATCTTTCTAGCGTAATGGTCAACCCACTCTCGCCCTCCAGGCTCATGAAATAATCCAAGAACTCCTCCCCGAATTGCACCCTTATTTGCTTCCTGCTTAAACTCTCACTCATAGGCATCTCAGTAACCC